GTGTTGTACTTTTCAATGTTTTGGAGGATAGGTTCCCAATTTTTTTCAGACCTACCCCCAACAATTATAAACTAATGACAACCTCTACAGATAGTTTTACAAAATCTAATTTGACTGAAATTTATCAGAAAATAAAGTTGAATACCAATGACAAAAGGGGTGGATGGGGTTTAATCATTTCAGAAAGTAAAACAGGTCAACCAATTGAGATTGTTCTTCAGTCGTTCAGACAAAGAATTAATTCAGCTTTACCTGAAACCTATGGTTTGTTGGGTGCAAATTATTTGTACCTACTATCTCAATTTTCATCAATACCAGGAAAAGAAAAGATTAATTTTGACAATTCCCTTTATGGTTTCAATGAAGAACAAATAGGACTTAATATTGTACCAAATACATCATCAATGGTGAGAGGTGAAGAATTATTAGAACTTTTGAATTTCATTGTGAGATTTATGATTTCACACACTCACGGGTTTCCTGGTGAAGCACCAGTACCTGTTACTGAAGATGGAATAACAGTATCACAAGTACTAACTACTCTCAATGAGGCAAACCAAAAGGTTTTGAATCAATATATTCGTTTGAATTGATATTTATTAGTAAAAGTAATAAATGTCTATTTTAAGGTCATATTTCAATCGTAACGATACATTATTATCAGGACTCTACACCAACACAGGTAGAAACCCTGTAGTTGAATTGAATTTTGGTTCATCAGACTTGGTAGTTCCAAACTTTGGTTTTACAAGATTCATTTTTGATTTAGACCTCGCATTACTTCAACAGAAAATTGCAACGGGGGAAATCTCTACAGGTTGTACCTCAGCAATGACACATACCTTAACAATGACCAACACGTCTTCGTTTGATGACGATTTGTTAAACACAAACATGTCATCAGGTCGTAAGAGAGCAACATCTTTTGATTTGATTCTTTTCAGAATTCCAAAATTTTCAGGTAACACAGGTATACCTCAAACTTGGGATGAAGGTGTTGGGTATGACTACAATGATTTCACAACAACTCAGAATGGTGTTGCGGGTTCTTTAACCTCAATCCAACAATACAACGATATCACTTTCTCGACAAGACCTGCAAACTGGTATCAAAGAACAACTGTCAATAATTGGTCTCAGCCAGGTCTCTATGACAATACAAATAGTCTCACAGGTTTAACAGGACTAAATTACTCCGCCCTTACAATAATTGATGAACAACATTTCGAATTCGGAAATGAGGACATCAACTTTGACATGACAAATGAAATCAATTCTATCTTGGATGGTTCATTAACGGGTGTCACAGGGTGGGGGATTGCTTACAAACCGGATATTGAAAATATCACAGGTTTAACTGCCGCATATAGCGTAGGATTTTTTGGTAGACTTACTCAAACTTTTTACCAACCATTCCTACAGACAACATATAACGACCTGATTCAGGACGACAGAAATTTATTTTTGAAAAACCAAACTAACAAACTTTATTTATATGTTTTTCAAAATGGTGATTACAGAAACTTAGATGAACTCCCTATTGTTAACGTTTTGGACCAAGCAGGTGACGCGGTGGTTGGAGCCCAAAACCTCACGGCATGTACAGTTACCAAGGGGGTTTATGAAGTGACAATACCGAACGTGTTTACAGGTTCACCAACTCCATGTGTATTCTATGACAACTGGACAAACTTGAAGATTAATGGACAAAACATACCAAGTAATGAAAATCAATTCATTCTTCAAGCATATCAAGCCGGTATCCAAATTGGTTCAACTTCGAGAGAACCTGAAAAATTTGGTTTCAGTTTTTATGGTATCCTTCAAAACGAAAAAATACTCAACACAGAAGTTCGAAAAGTTGGTGTTGTTATTAAGAAAGAATGGACTGCGAGTGTATTAATTGAAAATATTGATGTGTATTATAGAGTCTATGTGAGAGAAGGTACTACTGAAGTACAAGTTCAGGATTGGACTCCCGTAAACAGAACACCAAATGAGTATTATTTCATCTTTGATATGAGAGATAAAATCCCCAATGAATACTTTGTTGATATCAAAGTTGATACTAGTGGAGAGAAAGATATTTATAAGGACACATTACAATTCCAAATTGTTAACAAAAAATGAAAAAGATAGTAAAATTAACAGAATCAGACTTAACTGATTTGGTAATGAAGGTTTTAAAAGAAGCCGAACACGAACATAATCGTTACATGTTCTTCAGTAACTTAGAACAAATCAAAAGACAAGCAGAACTTCTTTTGGATTTAGATGAAAGTGTAATTCATGAAATTTTGGAAAATGGTCACGATTGGGCTGATGACCACATTACTGTTGCTAAAGAAAACTTGGACCAAGTTTTCGATTTCTTAATGAATGAAACCCAAAACCCTGAAGAGGGATTTGTAGTGACTGATGACATAACAATGACTGAAGGAAGAAAAAAAACAGGTACTAAGTTGTGTGCTAGAGGTAAAGCCGCAGCAAAAGCCAAATTTGACGTGTACCCCTCAGCTTACGCAAATGGTTTCGCGGTACAGGTATGTAAAGGAAGAATGCCAGGTTTGGATGGTAAAAAAAGATGTTCAGGTTCTTATTGTTGATTTTGTCAAATAGAATTTTAGTTGTATATTTGTAGTCAAATAACAACAGATGAAAAACCTTTACCACAACTTCCGTAGGTTTGTACAAAAACAAACACTCAAAGCTTTTCGCTACGTTCAGACTGACTACGACAAATCGGTATATGAGAATGACTCAATGATGATTTGTAAAAGGCTGATACATCACAAAGAAAGTACACTCTTATTGACACCCCGAAGTGGAAAACGTTATATCAAGAGTGAAAACTCCGACATTTTTATTATTTTGGATAGCCATAGGGTGAAGATAATCAATCACATTTACGCGTACGATATTTACATGACGGACAAAAGTTGGACAAGACTAATTGATGTTTTTGATACTGAAGTTGAAAAACGTAGAGAAGAATACGAAAAACAAATCACAAGTAATATTCAAAGTTCATTGAAAAAAATCCTTACTGATATCAAATGAAACATCCATTTTACACCCTCTATTACACAGGAATGTCTGTATTAGTTTTCGCAACTATATTTTTTGTTTCACTAATTCTCAACCTGAAACATTTAATGCCTTCCGATAAAACTGAGAAAAATTATGTGGATAATCAGGTTATTGAAAGTGATAATGCGGTTTCAGTGTTATCAACCACTTCAAGTATCAATATTCCAAAAGAAATTGTTCCTGTTAAAGAAAATACCAAAACAAATACTGTTGTACCCAAAACCTCAACCGTACATGATACCGTACATGTCACCGTACATGATACTGTAAACAAATTGAGCCCTAAATCAGTAACAAAAGATACTAATTCTTCAAAGATTCCTTAAGAACCTTTTGGATTAAATTTCTCAATCCCTCGTTTTTTTTCTTTTTTGGTTTGTAAGACACCATTGTTGGTTTATTACCTTTACCAACCTTGGGGTCTTTTTTTTCCGCTCTGCGTTTCTGAGCACAAGCCGCTTTTTTCTGTGCTTCAGTCATTTTTGAAGCAACACCTGCCGCACGACATTTTGGATAACCTTTGGATTCACCCTCAGGTCTCCCACAGGGAGGATGACCTCCACCCTCTTTTTTTCTACAAATATTTACCCAAGGACCTTTTGGTTGTTTCGACCCTTTGGGTTTTTTCTTAGTACCAAACCAAACCGCTAAATCTTCTTTAATCATAATTGGTTCATAATCTGATTTAGGTAGATTTGCAATTTTTTTAATATATTCAGGAGTTCCTGGTTGGTGTACACCACTCGGGTCATAACCATTTATAGGGTTACCTCCAGCATCATTCTGTGAAAAATTCTTCTTAGCCAACTTAGCCTTTTTCAATGCAACTTTTTCCAATTTTGAAATTTCTTTTTTTGGCGCATCCATACTTCCATCATAAGAATCATAAGCATTATCACTCGAGACAAATTGTGAAACTGGTATTTCGAATGGTGCAACAGTATGTTCATCCCAAATGTGTGGTGCCAAATTCAATGGTACTTTGTAACCACCAGCATTTATAGCACCCGTAGACTCCTTTATATTATTTTTTTTCATACTATATTACATAAATATCAACAGACTTACAAATGGAAGGAACAAACTCAGTCGGAATTTTATTTGATAAAATACAATATAATGGTCCTGAAGATTTCGAAAAATTGGTATCAGAACTCAACGAACCACAATCTTTTTATGTTATTCAAGTCGCATTGGAGAAATCTTATAACTCTGGTATATTTACATTACAGGAGGCAGAAATATTGTCCAAATCTTTACGAATGATTACTAAACCACAAATAGAAAAAGAAATTTAATTAAGTCCCTAAGGGACTTTTTTTTTGCTATATTATGACTGAAAAGGATATTACAAAGAGAATAACGGAGGGTGAATATAAACTCTTTATGGCTGTTAGAAATGGACATCGTCCATACATTGGTGATGAATATCAACCTTTAAGAACTGAGATAGAAATTCTCAGATGTTTACATTTTGGATACAATTCTCCATTCTGTAAAATGAATAAATAAAAAAAGGGGACCGAAGTCCCCTTTCCTTGTAATTTGAGATAGATTATCTCAATTCTCTCAAGTCGAATGTTCTTACACCATCAACTGTGATACGTCCGTAGAAACGGTTGTTAACCACCTTCTTAGCGTATCTTGTCATGATACCCTTGATAGGTGTAAAGTTGAATGGGTTGTACATCGTAGGAGTGAGTTGTAAAGGTACATACGGTGCGTAGATGTAACCTGTGTCAAGTAATGAAGTACCCTTGTGACCCAACAATACTTGGTTTGCTGGGAAGTATGGGTCACGGTAAACTTGATATCTACCTGCCAATGTTCCTACTCTCTCGATACCCATGTTGTATTGGTCCTGCTCAGGAGCTGCGTTCGATACGTGGAAGTACTCCAAGTCGTCGAAGATAGCAGATACCTCAGAAGATACAACAATCCAGTTAGCTCCACCTCTCAAAGTTGATTTGTGGATTTGTGCTGAGATTTGGTTGATTGCTGTGATAAGAGTTTGGTTCCAGTCCTTCTGAGTGTAAGGATTTGAACCATTACCATTTCCAAGTCTCTTCCAACCGTTGTAATCCCATCTCAAGTTCCAAGCCGCAGCTTTTCTCAAGTCTCTTAAGATTTCACGGTCGATTTCCGCAGCTACTTGTTCAGACAACAACGCTGTCAATTCAGCCTCAGCGTCAATGTTGTGGAATGCAGCTACGTCTTGAGCCATTTCAGGTGACCATTGAGCTCTCAACTTTCTTTCAGTAACAGAAACTGTTACAGACTCAAGGTCGAAAGAAACTTCACCTAATCTGTCTTCGAATTCCAAGTTCTTATAAATTCTATAAGTTCCCGCGAATGAAGTGTTAATTCCTGTGTTAGAAGAGAACGATGAACCTGTGTAACCGTCCATAGAAGGACCACATGTAACACAAACTGGAGTTTGAAGGTCAACTTCCAAGTAGATTTTACCGTTAGCATCACACACGTTGTAGTAAGTTCCACCATCAGTTTTAGAGTTAGGGAATCCTAATGTTACGTCTTGACCGTACTGAACGATACCATCACCGTATCTCTGAGTAACAACTCTGAAGAGATAATTATTTGAAGTATTCGCTGATGTGTAAACGTTACCCGCAACACCTCTAATTTGCAAGCTAGCAAGGAAAGTTTCAGTGTCCATTGGGTTACCATCAGGACCAATCAATTGACCTGCACCTGCGTTAGCGAAACCTGACATAACAAGAAGAACTTTTCTGTAGTTATCAGTTCCGTAACCAGAAACAAGCAATGAATCTCCAGTCCACGCAACAGTCGAGATATCAGCTGAAATAGCCGAGTACTGACCTCTTGAGTAATCGTAAAGACCTGGTGGGTCAAGAGCTGGTTCGTTACCTTCGTAGAATCTATCGTAAAGGTCTTTAGTGTTTTGGTAGTCATAACCACTGTTTGGAGTTTGGTCAGCAGCTGCGTTAGGTGAACCGTAAGGTGCCCAGTGTTGACCATCTGCGTTCTCGTATGACTGAATGTTTGGTACAAAGTAGAACAACTTACCGATAGGAAGGTTCATTGCTTGTACTGAAACGATGTCGTTAGCCAAAAGTTTAGAGAAAACTCTTCTAACGATAGGGAAAACTACAGTTTCAAATGAACCTGAGTCAGCTGTTGAAGAAGCTTCGTTGATTAAGTATGAAGCTTGGTTTTCGTACAACTGAGCTACGTTTTCTTTAAGGTGTCCCTTAAGTCCCTCGAGGAAACCTAATTTCTCCCATTTGTTGATTGTGTCTTCTTTGATAACTTTCAAGTGCTTAAGACCGATGTTACCAACAAGACCTGATTCTAATAATGCTCCCATTTTAAAATTATTTAAGGATTTTTATTTATTTTAGATTTTTGACATCAAATCCTTAATTCTCATGAACTGAGGATTTTCGTATGTCTTTGATTCAATCAAAGTAGTTGAAGAACCTGAGGACATTTGATTGTTGAGTTTTCTTTCAACGTTCTCATTAACACTCTGAGTTTCTACTTTATTTAACTCTTCTTTGATTGTCTTATAGAGAGATTTTGATTCTTTAAGATTTTCTACAGAATCAAATCTTCTTAAGATATTGATTTTTTCTTTTTTGGTAGTCGAATGTTCTGTGAACAAACGGGTTGCGTAAGCCAAGTTCGAATTGAAAACCGCTACTTCATTCAACTTTTCTCTGAACACGTTGAGTGCTTGTCTGTACTCTTCGTTTTTTTCTCTCAAAAGTTTCAATTCAGCATCGATTGATTCAACTTTTACTCCGTTATTACCATAAACGTAATTACGATTATTGGTAATTCCTTTTCTCAAACCTCTACCTTCTTTAGAGCCCATTCCATAAGTTCTGGCAGCTTCTTTTGTTTCTTCTTTTTTCTTACGAGTTTCGAAGTGAGCATCATCTCTACGAGCTTTAGCCGACTTGAGGTCTTTCTTAGCAAGTTTACCATGCTTCATTGCCTCTCTTTCGTCTTCTTTGTCGTCGTATCCTTGACCTTCTTTGAATTCAAATTTTGCTTTACCAGTTCCCATAGTCTTGGGTCCCTCTTTTTTATCTTCGTCGAAGCCCTTTTTAGGTAATGACTTATCATACTTAAATTTAGGACTTCCTATACCAACGCCTTTAGGTTTTACAGTCATTTTAGCTTCTTCGAGATGGTAATCTTCTGAACCCTCCTCCATTTCGGATTCGTCCATTTCTTCTTCCATTTCCTCATCCATTTCCATAGACTCGTCCATTTCTTCTTCCATTTCCTCATCCATTTCCATAGATTCGTCCATTTCTTCTTCCATCTCGTCGTCGTCTTCTTCTGACATTTCGATTTCATAGACAACTTCGTCCATTTCTTCTTCCATTGTTTCAGAGTTAGAATCGTATAAAGCACTTAAAACAGCTTCCAAGTCAGGGTCAGCTTCATCTAATTCTTCGAATTCCATGTCGCCTTCTTCTAATTCTTCATCCATTTCTTCTGCTTCATTCATTTTAACGATGTATTCCACATCCTCCTCATTGTCCTTAATATGAATTTCTTCGTCATCTTTCGAAACAATGATTCCATCTTCTTCACCCATAGCTTTGAAAATTTTCAAAATTTCCTCGTCTGATGCGTCTCTTAAATCGATAGTATCATCTGAAAATTCCATGTCCATTTCTGGCTCATCCTCATCTTCAGAATCCTCAATGTCAAAATCAACTTCCTCTTCATCACCTCCTGGTAAACCCATTGGTAAATCCAATTCCGTATCAACTTCAACCTCATCCTCAACATCCATTTGTTCGGTAAGAGATTCCTTTACTAACTGACTGATTTCTTCCTTCATTGTAGAAGCAAGTATTCCTTTTGCGTTTTCGGCTATAACATCTTCAACGTTTTTCATTTGAATCAGAGCCTCTTCAACTAAATTTTTAGTTTCTTGCATAGAAAATGTTTTTATTTTTCCTTATAAATAGTGTAGGAAATAAAAAAAGCTCATTTTTGTCATTCTCATAAAGAAAAATGACAAAAATGAACCTCAAAAAAAAAGTGGTCGTATTTGACCACTTTAAAAATATTAATCGATTACTTCATCGATTTTACTTTCGCTCACGGAGAAAATTCTCCATTCGTGTTGAAACCCTGTATACTTTTCAGTCACTTTAGCCTCGACATCAGTCACTGAAAAACCTTTTACTAATTTTTCTTCACGAATCTTTTTTATTCTACCTGAATTTTCGTCAGGCATATCATAAACAACTTTTGCTACAAAGAATTTCTCATCCATAATTTTGATTTTTTTATCTTCCCAAAAAATCGGATAATTTTTTCATTAAATCAACAGACTTTGACATTCCGTGACTATTGACAAGTTGTTTTTTTTCTTCTTCAAGGTTTTCTTCGTACTGACCTCTATCTTCAACATTACTGAAGAGGTATGCACCAGGTGTTGAGGGGGATGATACTAAGTCAAAACAAATTAATTCGAAGTCATCTTGTACTTCATTCTGTTCTCCTTTCTTTGCTAAAGACCCAACTCCTCTTGAAGACACACCCATAGTTACTCCTTGTCTCATTAAGTTAGCTGCAATATCACCCTTTGTAGAGACAATCCCTTTTTCATGAAAACCTGGTGAGGTGAGTAATTTGAGCTTTCCCATTAAAATGTTACCATCCCACCATATGTCTGTGATGATGTGGGAAACACGGTCTAAATCAATCAGAGAGGACTCTGGATGATTAAGTTCGGAGGTTGATAAACCTTTCTTAATTATATTTTTATATTTATCAGCTTCTCTTTTTAAAATTCTTTCGGGGTATACTCTACCATTTCTATTTGGTACTCCAAATTTTTGAAGAACGGCATAAAACTCAAATGGATTTCTGTAATCCATTTCTTGTTGTTCTTTTAAGAAATTTTCATTAAGTCTATCTTTGGGTGACACATAACCCGCGTCCATCTCAATAAGGATACCCTTTCCTGTGTCACGTGGACCCAAAATTTGTAAATCTTTCATTATACCTTTTTGAGATAAATATTGTGTTATAG